TAACATTAAGCTGCGTGCCAACTGTCGAGTAACCGCTAATCGCACAGGACGGATTGCGCCCCTGAGTGCCGACCATTACCCCAATAAGGATTAGGTCGCCCTCAGATGGAGTCGATGCAAGCCCGCCCGTCAGCGAAAAGGTAATGTTGGTAGTGCTGGTAGAACCAGCACGACCACCTACCTGCCCACCGACGTATTGAATAGCCATGTCAGAACGTCAGCGTGACCTTCGGAGTCGCGCTGCTCGCGGTGATGTTTTGCACGCCAGGCAGACTCAGGACAGGCGCGACAACGGTCGCGTATTCCGGGACGATGATCGGAGCCCCCCAACCAACCGGAGCGCCATCCTCGACGGCGAGTGTCCCCCCCTCGGTAAAGTCGTAGCTGTTGCCGGAAAAATCCTTGAGCGCCGTCGCCTTGTCGGCAGCGATAAGCGGCAACCACGCATGAAGATCGGCCAAGCGAACCGGAGATCGGCGCGTGCGCTCTTGCTCAAGCTCGGCAGTGGTGAGCGCCGCAGACCATACGCGCAAGTCGTCGAACACCGCATCGCAATATAGCGACGAGTCCGTATACGGTACGCCGCAACACATCCCGATCTGTGTCCACGACGAGACTGTTATGGATGCAGTCGCGAATGCCGCGCCACCCGTCGGAGCCATGTGCAGCGTACCTGCCGAACCGCTTTGCCGAAAGGCAACGTCGTACCAAACGTCGGCCGACATTGCTGTTGAAATCTGCCCGAACCCGCCACCCGATTCGTATGCAAACAGGTATCTGGACGACTGATTGACGCCGAGTCGCAGATAGCTTGCGTAACCCGAGGCGTAGCTCGCAAAGATTTGATCGTTACCGCTCCCACCTGTGCCACGCAGCTTGACTCGCATAAACATGGCCCATGCCGACTGCCCCGGCATGTCCGTCAAACGTCGAAAGTTGTCCGCCTCGGCGTCTATCCTGAGAGCCACCGTTACGCCTCGCGGATTTCAGCGGCCAGCAGGTACGCGTCCGCCGCGAAGTTGTCAGAACCGTTGTCAGCGTCCCGAGCGATGCTCACGCGAACATAGTCGCCAGCCGCGATGCTGTCCGCGTTAGTCAGCGTAATCGATAACTGCACCATGTGGCCCTGCGTCGCAGGCATCGCCACGTTGCCGGTGTTCACCGTGTCGAAGCTGGTCGCGCTGTCGAGATCGACCGCATCGGCGCTCGTGACCGCTTCTACCGCGACCTCCCAATACGTGCTGTTTGTCCCGGCAGCATTGCCGATCAGCGTCAGCACGCACGACAGCGCACCGGACAACCCCTGTGGCGCGACGAAAGTCCAGTACGCCGTTTCCTGCGTGGCTGCGTCGTAGGCCAGCGCCGGGCGAGCGTTGATGACCGTCAGCGCCGGGAAGTTGCTGCTCGGGAACTCGGCCGATAGCGGGCTAAGAATTGCGCGAGTCGTCGCCATGTCACGCCCCCACGTCGTAGCGTTTGCGGATCACAAGCGCGAGCAGCAAGGCCTTCTGCGCCGTCGTCAGGCCGTTACGCGCGGGTTGCGGGATCGCCTGATTGATCGTCGCCGCGTTGGCGTCTAGCCATGAGTCGAGGACGTCAAACGCCGCGCGAAGATCGGATTTGGCGATGCTCACGCCACCGAGCCGCATCATCTCGGCCCACGCCTCGCGGCGCTGTTCGGCGGTCAGGACGGCCATCAGGCAATCGCCAGCGTGAGAATGCCGCTAGCGTTCCATTGCAGCGTGAGCGTGTTCCCGGCAGTCACCGAGACATCCGCCGGGGTCGTGTCCAGCAGGATGTATCCGATCAACGGACTGACGATGGCATTCGCCGTGCCGTCCTTGCGGATCACCGCATAACGCGCCGTGATGCCCGCCCCGCTCGCCGTCCATTGCGTGTCCGCAGCGTCGAGCGTCGCCGTGCCGCCCGAGCGATTCCACGTCACCGAGCCGAGCGTCGCGCCGCCGTTCGTGTAGCCGTTCGCGGTCGAAAGCTCGTTCGTCAGGTCGGCATACACCGAATGCGACGCCGCACTCGGCGTGTAGCTGCTGGTGTGCAAGCTGACCTTGAACGTGTCGGTGTCAAGGTCGATTGTGCCGTCGGCGATGTACTCGGCGACGGATTGGTAAACAGTGATTGATGCGGCCATTCTAGATTTCCTCCACCATTCGGTGCTTCAAAAGCCGTGCGACCTCATGCCGCATGACCGTCATCTCTGCGCCCTTCTCGAAATCGACGTAGTTGATCGAGCAGCGCTTCCGAACGCGGATCCTGATGCTGTTGTCGATCCCAAGCAGCCCAGCGATCGAACTGTGCGGCGAGTACCGGCCGAACTTTTCGTCCGGATCGAACACCGGCCACACGTCAGCCAAAGGGCTCTCCGGCATCACCCGCACCGGACAATGAATGTCCCGCGCGATCTTTCGCGCCTCGCCGCGGTAATCGTTCTCCGCGTACCCGTCCATGCCGGCTAGATAGACCACCTTCGCGCCCATCACGAATGCCGCCCAGGTCGCCACCAGTCCCGAGAGGACGAAACGCGGTGACGACGGCCAGAAGCCCATCCGATAGTCCGCAAATCCATGAGGGCTCACGATTGGCGCGTCCGACAGTCCGCGCAGGTACGACCCCATCGGGACGCCCTTGCCGGTGTGCGTGTGGTCGATGGCCAGTAGGTAGTCAGGCTGGCGAATCCCCGCCCCATGGCCGTTCGTGCTGATGACGACGTCAGCCGGTCCGATCCGTTCCATGTCCACGGCGAGCGACGGGCCGCCGCCCATCACCGCGAACCGCTTGCCCTTGTGCTTGAGGATCAGCTCGCGGAAATCGTTCAGCGCCGCCATCTGAGGCACCCACGGCAGGCGGACATCCCAGGGCCGCGGCTTGCCGTGGAACACGACGACGTCCGTGCCTTCAGGCAGTCCACCTTGACAGTGCGCCTTGAACGACCGGACGTTCTCACCCCACCTGGCCGACTGTCCGAGATGGTCTTGCAGGAATCCCTGGTCGCCCCACTTCGGCCAGCGTTGATTTGCGCGGATATGCTTCTCTGGCGAGGCGATCCACGCATCCCAGACCCGCGCCCGATCGGCCTCAGTCACGAACATGAAGCCCGAGCCCATCCAGCCCGGCTCGGCAAAGTTCTCCAGCACCGTTGTCTCGGCCGGAATCTCAGGCAGCGACCGGACAACCGTGTCCAGATCCATCATCAGCACGTCGCCACCTAGCGACGGGCCGAACATTTCCATCTTCGACCACCAGCCCGGCCAGTCATGCTCGAGCGGGATCGTCTTGACACCGGGCACCTGAACATCGGACAGGCATACCAGGCCGGGCACCTGATTTGCCAGCCACTGCACATGCTCGGCGCCGAAGTCGCCGCCAGATCGCAGCACGCAGGCTTTCACGACCACCTGTGCCCCCACTTGCGCACAAGGAGATCGTGGTTCGTCTTGCGCGCGCCTGCGTACTGGTGCGGCGTGCGGTAGTGCCAGACAACGCCGGGCGCCAGTCTGAACCGCGCCCCGGCCGCATCCAGCCGCCAGAGCCAGTCGTTGTCCTCACAGGCCCGGCCGTTCCGGTATTCCTCATCGAACCCGCCGGCCCGTTCGAACAACTCGCGGGTCAGCATCGCGCAGAAGTGGAAGTGCGCACCCGCAGGTACCGGCAGACGACCGTCTTTCGTGTAGTCCACCTGGTCGCCGGCCAGCCATGTGCCGTCGGAATCCCTGCAGGCCACCGTGACGTAATCGTCCGGGCCTTCCAGCATGGTCAGCATGCCGGTCAGCACGTCCTCGCGATGCTCGATCTCCGGATTGGTCAGCACGACCACCTCGCCGGACGAAGCCCGCACCGCGGCGTTCATCGGCACGCAGCAGTTCAGCCCGATCGACTTGGCCGGCAGTCTGGTGACCACGCAGCCATCTGCCCGCACCGGATCGGGCGATCCATCGTCGCAGATCGAGATTTCGATGCCCCGGTACAGCCTGCGGTAAGCGGCAAGCGATCGGTCGAGCTCTGCCTGGCGCTGCCAGTAAGGCATGCAGACGGAGATCATCGTGTCCAGGTCGCCATGAAGCCCTTTCCGTAACTCCTGATGGCCCACCCCGGAAAATCATCCGGCAGCCATCCTGAGCGATGCTCCTGCCAAACCTCGCCGCCCATGCCCCAGGCGTCCCCATGCTGCTCGAGAAACCCCGCCGGCGTGAAGACGACGATCTGCCGCGCGTAGCGACTGGCCGCTTCGATGCAGGCAATCCCCGTCTCGCGCGTCATGTGCTCGATCACGTCCAGCATGTAGACCGCTTCGGCCGTGTCGCTACTCAGAACGTCCAGCGCCTCGGCGTTGCGCACCTCGAACCCCGCCGCCTTCAGCCTGTCGGCATATGGCTTGTGCGGTTCGATGCAGATGTGATGCGCCGGCCTGTACCAGTTCATCGGCCGAAGACCGGCGCCCACATCAAAGACCAGATCAACGTGAAGCAGGTCGTCAGGAGCCGGAAGCTCATGCTCGACCAGCCCGCGCGAATCGAAGTGGATCACTTGGTCTCGTACAGGGTCAGCACGCCGGCGGTGTGCTTGTACGAGGTCGCCACCTTGTCCCAGTTGCCGCCGGTCGCGAGGTCGGTTGCGTCGGGGCTCTTGCCGCCGGTCCCCGTATCCCAGGCGTAGCCCTTGACGGCCACGCCGAACGAGTAATCGGCCTGGAACGTGGTCTCGATCCGGAGCTTGCCGTTCGTGGTCTCGATGTTCGTGATGAGGTCCGAACCATCGTAGACCGTCACACCACCGGCTACCAACGACAGGATCTTCGCGTCGTTGGTAGTGGTCGACGGAGACTCGCGCAGAGCCGGGGCATCGGTCACCACGACACGACGACCCAGGATGCTCACCACCCGCACGTTGCCAGCCTCGAACAGCGTGTTCGAGTTCGCGAGGTTGAAGTCGACCAGGTCGTGGAACGAGGTGCCGTCCATCACGTCGGTGATCAGCATCTGGCTCGCGTCGCCGAACTTCGCGTGCGCCCGGTTGATGTGCCGGTACGACAGGACTGAAGTTCCCGCGTCGTAGGTCGTGTTGGTCGTGCCGGCCTCGATCGCGGTCACGGCCGACAGGATCGCGGTATTGAGCTGATCCTTGATGATCGCTTCGGCAAGATTGCGCGAGATGGCCTCCAGCGCTGCGGCCGGGTTCATCTGCACCCAGGTGATCTGGCCGGGCTCCCACTGGATCGGGCCGAAGCCGCCAGCGACCTTGACGCCGATCTCCTGCAGTTGCGCGAGTGCGGTCGGCGAAGCGTCCGAGTTCGCCGCATAGCGGTCGACCCGGCGCTGCGCGGCATGGATGCCGGCCCAGAAGTTCTCGTAGCGATAATCGCCGTCGAACCCCTGATTGGTCAGGACAATAGCGCCGCCGGAGGCGGCGTTGAAGGCGTCGACCATCTGGGCGACGGTCTCGATGGTGGCGGTCTGCAACTGCTCGTTGAAGACCTTCATGTTGCTCAGTGCCATGACTTCATTCCTTTACGTTTGCGAGGCGCGCCTCGAAGAACTTGACCCGTGCTGCCTTGTCGTGCACGGGCGGCGCTTTGTCGCTGGTGTTGACGTTCTGTGTGCCGCCACTGGCGCCGCCACCGTTGTTCGCGGGCGCCGTGACGAAGTGCTTGCCTTCGTCCGTGGCGGCCCACTCCTTGATGGCGTCGGCGATCGGCTTGTCACCGATCAGCGCCTGGTACTGGCCACCGTCGGCTTTCAGGGCGGCTTGCCCCTTGAACATGGCCTTCGCCGCGTTGAGGTAGTGCGGCGCCACGCCGGCCTTGGCCAGCGCGTCCGTCAGGCCCGCGTCGATGAGGTGCTGAGTCAGCGCGCCATCCTTCTCGGAGAGCGCCTTCGTCAACTTCTCGACTTCGGATTTCGAGGCTTTCGTCGCCTTGTCCAGCGCCTCGGTCAGCTCTTCGACCTTGGACTGGAGCGCGGCGTGTTCCGCCGGATCGATGTCCGCGCCCTTGGCCTTGGCCTTGAGCGACTTCACTTCCCCGAGCAGCTCGCGGTTCTTGGCGCTCAGCGCCTCGGTGGCCGCAGCCGTTACTTCCTCGATGAGGGCCTTCACTTCCGGATCGTTGCGATCGACTGCCATGTCCTGACCTCTGGTCGTTGCGGGGCGCGGCCCCAAAGAAAAAGGGCCGACCACTGGTCGACCCCGGAAATTAAAAAGGCCCGCCGTAGCGAGCCTTGAATGTGTCTGTCAGCGCGTCAGGTCAACACGACCCGCTCGCCCTTCATAAAGCAGAACGCGCACAATCGAATGCGCGTCCCGCCTGATGCCTTGCCGGCGCGAAACGTCACGCCGACCTTCGTCTCGATCACCTCGCGCCCGCCGCAGCGGTGGCACTGGAGCAGCTCGGCAGGCTTCGACGCGCGCAGCCGCTTTCGCACCCGATCCTGCTCGGGTGGCGGCGTGCCGTCGATGACCTTGAAGCGCATCCGGCGATCATACGCCCGCCCGCTCAAACGCTGCAGCATCCCGGCGCCGCAGTTCTTCCAGCGTCAGCCACCGGCCCCGCTCGTTCGCGAAGTCCTCGATCTTCAGCCCGCCCGAGCGAAACAGCGCCCCGCGCGTCGGCCCCAGGATTTCATCTTGCGCCGCCGCGGACTGCCGCCTGAGCCAGTCGCCGTAGGTGGTGTTCGCCTCGACCGGCTTGCCACGGCCCGTGTCGGCATTGCGCGCCGCCCGCTCGCCGTACAGCCGTTCCTGGTCCCTCAGCAACCCGATCGAGCTCGACCGGCAGTTCCAGTGCAGCCGGCCCGGCCCCGCCAACCACGGTATCCTGTGCCCGATCGGCTTGTGCGTGTCGCTGGTGTAGCGCTTCTGGTCCCGCAACTTGCAGGCGTTCGACGTGCGCCCGTCCAGCGTCGAGAGCCACATCACCGCCTCGATGATGTCGTCGTTTTCCTCGTGCCAGCGGTCCCGCACGAACCCGGCCACATGGCTGATCGAAGTCCGCGCCACCGCCTCGGCGTGTCGGCGGTCGATCTCGATGATCCCGTCCGAGTAGCCGCGCGCCCGGGTGCCCCTGATGCGCTGCACAATCTGGCCGATCGTCTGGCCCTCGACGTAGCCCATCCGAACCGCGTCCCGAATCCGGACCATTCGCTGCTCGCCGATCGACTCGGCCCACTCGCGTAGCAGCCGACCCTGGAACGGCCGCGCCATCGCCGCGCCGTACAGCGTCTCGGCAGTCACGCTGGCCAGTTGCACTGACGCACCGGCCTGCATCCGCGTGATCCCGACCTGAAAGGCCAGCTCGGCCTCGGTCAGCCCCCGCAGCTCTTCGACCAGGGCGTCGGTGACCGCCTCGTATGCCTGGCCGTTGATCGTCCGGATCTCGGCCAGCATCCGGTCGAGCCGCTGCGTGGTGAACCTGTCCGGCCCCAGCCGCTCGAGCGCGGCCTGCAGCTGCGCGAAGAGGTCCGGATCGACCCGATCGAGCAGCGCGCGAATCCTCGCCGCGACCCCGTTGCTGTAGCGGGTCAAGTCGACCTGGTGCGCGATCAGCCGATCAACCAGTTCCTGACGCATCGCCCGTCATGCCGACAGGCCCCTCGGCCTCGATCTCGGCCCGTTCGTCGTCGACCGTCTTGCCCTCGGCGACCAGCTCGCCCTGCTGCAGATTCCAGAACAGCGTCTCGCGCGAGATGGCGCCGGACTGCCAGGCCGAGAGCAGCGCCTGCAGCTCCTGCGCCGTCATCCGCGTGACGACGTAGTCTGTCGAGACTCGGAACGACACCTCGCCCGACAGGCCCGACCAGTCGCGCAGCCATTGAAGCGCGCGCGTCATCGCCGCCGAGACCTGGTGCGCGATGTCGGCCAACATCGAGGTTTCCTGCGCCGTGCGCATCTCGTGCGTCTCGGCCGCCTCCACGCCCTTCTTCGGCGCGGCCAGCATCGATGCGCCCATCGCAGCCATCTGCGTTTCCTTGCGCGTGAGCAGCGATTCCAGCGCCCCGAGCCCCTGCCCGGTGAACTCGATGAACTTGCCGTCCGCCGTCGGGTCGGGCGACGTGATCGCCGTCTGCGAGCCGAGATAGACCTTGGCGCCGTCGTCGAGCTGCACGCCGGCCAGGAACAGCATCGGCAAGCCCGTGTAGTGCGCGCCGTGCTCGAGGTCGGCTGTCGTGCGGTAGTGCGAGAGGTTCACGTTCGCCATGTCGATCAGCGGCGGATCGCTCACCTCCGGCCCGATGTGCTCGGGGCCGATCACGACGAACGGGATCTCGGCCAGCGGGCGGCCGTTGATCGTCGGCGTCACTTCCTCGACCAGCTCGAGCCCGCGCTCGCCGCCGCGGTAGACCTTCTGGACGTACTTGCCATCCTCGAGCATCAGCACCCGGTACTGCTCGACCGTGTCGCGCTCGAAGGTGTTCGTCCAGACCTCGTGTGCCTCGACCAGCACGACGAGCGTGAGCATCATGCGGTTGGCGATGCGCTCCACCCGCCAGTTGATTATCGACTCGGCCCGGTAGAGCGTGGCGAACGGCCGCATGCCGGCCTGCATCGCAGCGCCCAGGCTCGACGGCGCCGACTGGACGCGCGGAAAGTCCACCAGCAGGCCCACCCGCCCGACT